TGGAGTCCTGGTGCGACGCGAATCCAACCAAGCGCAAAACAAAGCAGGGTATTAAACGCTTTGTTAACTCTTGGTTAGCCAGGGCGCAGAACCAGGGCGGATCTCCGATGGCCAAGAAGGCTGGCAAGAATGAAAGCATCAGGGCCAAGTCTATCGACATGCAGATGACTGACATCAGTTGGCTGGATACAGATGCGCAATTGTCGATGAAGCAGTATTATCTCGACAAGTTTGGATTTTATTTTGATGGGGAGCTGAAGAATGCCTGATAAGCGATTAGAGCCCAGGTCGTCTGGCAAACATCCAAGGAAGTACAAGTTTATTGGAACCCATGACAACCTGGTGACCGGCAAGCTATACACGTTGCGCGAGATATCAATACTGACCGGCATCAAGAACAAGACAATGCACTCCAGGATGGTAGGCAGGGCTGAGGTTGGCGACAGGCAGGTAAGGGAGGTTGACGACGCATTTGGCGGTATTGGTAAGTCGAAAGCCAGCCTATATGATCGCCTGGAGACTAGCACGATGAAGCTGTCGGACAAGTTTTTGAGGGTGAAGTTATGAGCCATGGAGACCATGTAAAGATATCGCACGCAACTGAAGTGGAAAGGAAGGTCCCGCACCTCATTAAGCGCCTGCAGGACTGGGATTACTCTATCCCTTTATCAATCAAGCTGGAGCCGTGGGTGGATACCAGGACGCTGGACCAGAACGCATTATTTCACAAGTGGTGCCGGGAGCTCAGTGACAAGTTTATAACGAAAATTCCTGACGCTACGCCAGATGGCGTTAAGTGGATGATGAAGCATAAGTTTCTGGTGACCAAAACAATTAAGGTCGGGCAGACCACCCTAAAGGACCAGATACAAAGCACCGCAAGCCTAAAGAAAGGGGAGATGTGTTTTTTCATGGACCAGGTCTATGCCTGGGCGATTGAGAAGGGTGTTTATTTATCTTTACCAGAGTACAATGAGTACACTGAATTAAAGCGAAAGCAGGAACAATAGAATGTCCAAACTAAGCGCTAGTAAGTTAATCAGCTTTGCAGCAACTGAGCGCCAGGCCGAGATATGCCAGGCTGTTATAAATCACGGAAGCAATAACAAGGCAGCAAAAGCCCTGGGGTTGGATCGGCGCACTGTAGATAGGACGTTAAGAGCTATTGAAGGCCGGGCTGCCATTAAAGCAGTGGCACCGCACCGCAATGTAGACAATGAGACCATGGAGGGCTTTGAGGCGAAGCGAGTTTCGACTGCTTTCAACTCCGAGGGTGATATAGCCCTACAGTGGATAATCCAAGAGCCATTGAAGCGCAGCCTGCAAGAGAAGGTTGAGGCGATGATGGAGGGCATGAAGGATGACCTGGCTGGATTTAAGAAGCCGGTGAAAGCCCCAAAGAAAGTTAATGCCGACTATCTTGCCACCTATATCATAGGTGACCACCACTACGGGATGTTAGCTTCTGCTGCCACCAAGCTGGACAACGACGACTGGGATATCAAGATAGCGACCAAGGTTCTTATTGACGCTGTTGATAGGCTGTTAGTCAGAGTAGGTGACTGTGAGACCGCGATACTGTTAAACGTGGGTGACTTCTTCCACGCCGACTCAAGCAAAAACGAGACCACCGCTGGGACCAGGGTAGATGTAGATACTCGAATCGGCAAGACGTTTAAGCTGGCTGGTAGGCTGTTCCAGATGTTGATCGACAAGATGCTGACGGTCCACAAGAATGTGATAGTAGTAAATGTGCGGGGCAACCATGACAGCGATATGGCCTGTCATCTATCTAGCTGCTTGGAGATTCTGTATCAGAAAGAGCCCAGGGTAAATGTGCTAGAAAACTACTCAAAGTTTTTGCATTTTGAGTGGGGCAATAATATGTGGGTCTACCACCACGGGGACCGGATAAAGCCAGAGCAGATACTGCAGACGGTTATCAAGAACCTGGACAACGAGTGGTCATCGCATAAGAATAGGTACTGTCTCCTGGGGCATATCCACCACCATGTCAGCCGGGAGTATGGCAGCATGCAGTTCTCCTGGTTCGGTTCCCTTACTTCTGCAGACCAATGGCACTCAGATTCGGGATTTTCATCAGAGCGGAGCATGACGGCTATTGTCTACCATAAAAAATACGGTGAAGACTCCAGGGTGAAGATCACAGTGGAGGCTTTGGATGGGTGATGTTATTTCGCTGCATAAAAAGAAGACCCACATTAAAAGGCTTTATTGTGAATGTGGAATCGCTCTGTCGTATTGGATTGATGATCACGGTGATAGCTATGGTTTATGTCATCGCTGCGATCTTGATACGCCTGATGAAATTAAAATCCAAATTGAGGAGAATACAGAATGAAGCACGCTACAAGCCAAGACTGGCGACGATTAAAGGAATCTATACCAGCTATCGAAGATTGGCCAGAAGATGATGCGGTCAACAGCCCCAGCCATTACAGAACCGGCGGCATCGAGTGCATCGAGGCCATTGAGGAGTCTATGACCCCAGAGGCATTTCGCGGATATCTGAAAGGCAACTGCATGAAGTATCTATGGCGGTATACCTATAAGAACAACCCTGTTGAGGACCTGCAGAAAGCTCAGTGGTACCTGGCGAAGCTAATCAGCAGCGAGATATTCGACGATGCCGATTAAGCGCGACGCTGCAGACAAGTGGTTTAGTGATGTGGTCAGGCAGAAGGCTGGCTTCCAGTGTGAACACTGCGGCAAGCAGGGCGGAAGGACTGACTGTGCCCATATCTGGGGACGGGCAGCAAAGTCTGTCAGGTGGTCTATGGACAATGCAGTCTGTCTCTGTTTCTACTGCCATAAAGTGTTTACGGCCAACCCGCTCGACTTCAGTGTATGGCTAGAGTCGCACCTAGGCCAGGGCCACCTGGATATGCTTAGAGAGAAGTGGCAGGTGCTAATGCCAACCAACAAGAAGCTCAGGGCAGAGATAGCCAAGCACTACCGAGAAGAGCACGCCAAGATGCTCCAGGACGAAGAATACCAACCCACCTCATATAACTAAAGGCTCTAACCAGGGCCCTTTTATTCCAAAGTGTTGTAACCGAAAAGCTTGACAGTTTATTTGTTGGGGGGTATTATTACACCTCAATCAAAAAACAAAGGTAATAAACAAATGAACATACCAACTAAATTTGACCGAATCGTAGCAACTCAACTGAAAAATGGTAAGTACCGATTTGAAGCTGTTGAGCCTAATGGCACTAAGCACGTTATTAGGAAGGCAGGGAATCTTACAAAGGGTGTAGTGCAGTGGAAATCGAGCATGAATCAAGTTGCAGACCATTTTGGCTACAACATTGCTGAGGCTTACGCCGCAGGAGCATCTGGGTATGTTGTGAAAGTCTTCACTCCAGGTAACGGTGTTGAAGTTATACCGTTTGAGGCTTAATGATCTAACCGCCCCCTACGGGGGGCAATCAAAAAACCAAGGGGAATGATATGCGAATCAATGAGTGCTGTTTAAAAGAGTCCAATGCTCGCATCAAGGCGCAGCAGGATATAGTGGAGAGCCGTGAGGGCTTTGTGGGGGTTTTGATAGTGTTGATCATCTTTGCCCTGGTATCAAACATGTCTTACTTTGACTGTAAAAACCTGGGGGTGTGCTAATGAGCTACAAAATACTAAATGAAGCAGTGGGCTTAATTCGTGATGAAAACCCATTATGGGAGGGCAGCTACCAAAGTTTGCCTGACATCGCTAAAGACGGGCTGATAACATTATGGCTTGCAACTCACCCAACCTGGATGGATGACGTATTTCCACACACAGTAAGCGATAAGCGCATGCTGGCTTTGGAGTGCGTTTATAGCGAGGACGCTACATCTAGGATGGCTGCTGCTATGTTCCGTGATGCTGCAGAACGCAACGCCAAGGACGTGGATAACGATGCCTACTTGTCTGAGGCTTTGGACGACTTCGAGGCGATCTTGGATACCCCAGATTTTCTTGAAGAGATCAGGCATCAGATATACATGTATCTAGAGCCTAGCATGGAAGAGCTTGTAATGGATTCCTTCCAGGACCTTAACCACTTAGACAGATTAGTTATTGGGAGTCACTAATGGACGTTAAAACGCTAATTTATGAGGCTAACGCCTACGCTGACAAAGCCATCAGGCAGTCTTACATCGAGGCGAAAGCCAGCAGTTTTAGAGCATGGGTCACCGAGCCGGTAGTAGTGTATAAGATACACCTTATCGCCACGACCCTTTTGTTAGCCACTTTTGTAGGGTACGAGTTAATAGTTTACCCCCTAAGCTGAGGTCTCCTTTGACCTTTTGACCTGGCCTGGTCCACCAGGAGCTGAAACGGACTGTTACTTACCAATTTAGGCTCGTTAAAAGTCGTTGCGAGCCTACCTTCACCCCCCCAGACCGATTCGTATTTGGCTGGGGGGTTTTTTATGCATTACAATGTATATTGCAGCATTCATTTAGGTAGTTTTAGTCATTATTGCACACCGAGACTGTGCATATCATTAATGGTATAAGCTAAATAATAAACTGTCATTTCCGATCATATCTGGGTATCTATACAATGCGCACCTAATCAACTGAGAGGTGTATTGTGGTACTGTACGGAGTAATTGTAGTAACTATAGGTCTTCTGGCAATAGCGAGGGAAGACCTGGTCTAACCTGTAATCCGAAAGGTTTACATTCGCAGTAAAAACATGGACAATGCCTTTATTCTATTGACATAAAGGTGTCGCATGGAAAATTTAAACTTATCAAAAAGTCTTGAGGATTGCTTTGAGTGGGAGCTCAATGATCAGATCATTCGCTTTGACTCGATAATTGAGTCGCTGATGAGCACTGACGTGCCACGATCACAGTTCCGCGATGAGCTGATTGACTGGCAAGACGACGTAGCCAACCTGGTGGATGAGGTATCAGCCCTGGAGCCTTACGAGGGCTTCCGGGAGTTTGCCACTATGGCAGAAGAGCTGTTTGGGACTGAGGTTTAGTCTAGTGCGTAAATTCTCTGTTGGGGGTATAATCGGATGATGATTAAACTGACGACAGATGAAGACGTTCACGAGGCCGATATGGACCTGGTCCGAGACTACGCCGAGGCGCTAGTGGACCGGGATAAGCAAATGATGATTGAGGTGCTGTACCTGACTCACCAGCGCATGGAAAGAACGTGCCGGTGTTTTGAGGTTAACTGCACTTGTGACCTAAAATGAGACCTTCAATATTTACAGATGAGCTAGCCGCTGACATATGTCGCAGGCTATCCCTTGGTGAGAGCGCCAGGCAGATCTGCAGGGATGACAGCATGCCTGTTATGTCTACGTTAATGAAATGGTTGACAGAGCCTGATAAAGTCGCATTTTCGGAGCAGTACGCGAGAGCCCGTGACTGCCAGGCTGACTACTACGCTGATGAGATCATCGACATAGCAGATGAGCTGGGTGAGGGGGTGGACTCTAACGCCGTTAACATAGCCAAGCTGCGCATAGACAGCAGGAAGTGGAAGGTTGCCAGGATGTCGCCCAGGAAGTATGGAGACAAGCAGCAGATTGACCACACATCATCTGATGACTCGTTCAAGCCCACAGTGATTAAGCTAGTGGCAGAGCCTTTGCCTGAGTCGTCCTAGTGAATTGTTG